GATAATGGTAAATCTTCATACAACCACCCACCTAGCACAAGAGGTCGTCTATAGACATACATAAATATATGTATGGCTGGAGCAATAGAAACAAAGAAACAAGAGAATGGATCAAAAGTAGTATTTGAATCTGTTATAGAAAAAGGTAGATTTCCTTCAACATCTACAATAGAGAGGGTATATCCTAATGTACCTGCAAAGTGGGTAGACAACTACAAATTACAATCAGAAGCACTTAAAAAATATCTAGGCTCTAATAAAGGTTATGTTTATAGTAGAGATACAGGTATTATGCCATTTATTGAAAGATTAGCAAACAAACAAATGGGTGTAACTAAAAAAGACGCATGGAATCCTATGGATATTATCATGGTTAAAAAAAATTTAGAAGTAAAAATTTCAAAAGAGATTGAAAAGATTGCTGAACTTCCAGGTATGTTACCTAAAGATAGACTTATAAAATTAAATCTCTATATGAAAGACCTGTTGAAGAAAAAGATTATGTTACCTATCTCACTAAAAGAAATTAAAGCAGGTGTACAAGAAGCTGCGTTAGAAGAATCAAATGTAAATGCAAAAACAAAAGGCGTCAAATTTAGTTTAGTACCTCAATCATTAACTTGTGATTTAGATGTGACTAAACCACCTTTATTAGATACAGGCGAATTTGGTTTTAAAATGAATGTAGATGATGAACAAGTAAAAGTACAAGTAAGAAGTTTTAGATATAGTAAACCTAGTACAAGTGTTCAAACAGATTTAACACCAATAGGTCGTCAAAGTGGTGCAAAACTAGGTAAGGCTTCAGCAGAAGCTACGACAGCATTTTTAGCAAAAATTAATCTACAAAGACCACCTTCACCTACACAGGATACTATGATAGCAGTTGATGGTAAGTTTACAAAAGGTCAAATACAATTTTGGGATCAATTTTATAGACAAATAAAAGATGTACCTATTGAAAGAGAGAAGGTAAATTGGGATGCACCTATTGATTTAGGTAAAAAACAGGTTACATTTAAAAGAGTGATAGAATATTGTTTAGAAAACCAAAAAAAAGACAGAAATGTATTAGGTAGATTGTTTTCAAAACTAGTCACATTAAGACATATTCATATGTATCAAACTATTAGTAGAAAGAAAATGTTTAACGAATGGTTAAGTGTACTATATTATGGTGCAAAAAAAGAGTTTTCAGACACTAACGGCCCTTTCATAAAGATATATTAATATAAATAGTCTAGTAACTAGTGATTTATTAATGGAATAACGCTTGACAGAAGCGGTGATTTTTTGTATAATGGATATAGTGGGAGACAAATGTATAGTTTTAAACAATATTTAAGTGAGTCAAAAAATACTCATTTAGAACATTTAGAAGACGAAATAATTAATAACGGCTACGAAGGTGGCCTTAACGCAGTAGAATTTCTTAAATCATTAAGAAATATGCTGACAGGATCATCACGTAGAAAATTAAACGTGTCCGTTAAATGGGATGGTGCACCAGCAGTATTCTGTGGTATCAATCCTGAAAATGGCAGATTCTTTGTTGGATCAAAATCAGTATTCAACGTAACCCCTAAAATCAATTACACACAATCAGACATAAGCAGAAATCACGGTGGTGGTTTAGCAAAAAAATTATCAATCTGTTTAAAAGAATTACCGAAACTTAATATAAATGGTGTTGTACAAGGCGACTTGTTATTTACACCTGGCGACATTAAGTCGGTATCCATAAGAGGTGAGGATGCTATTGCATTTACACCTAACACTATAACATATGCCGTCCCAGAAAATACTGACCTTGCTAGAAGAATTAAAAGAGCTAAATTAGGTATCATTTTTCACACTAGTTACACAGGAAAGAAAATGTCAAATCTAAAAGCAAGCTTTGGCGTCAATGTAAATCGTTTTACAAAGACGCCATCAGTATTTTTTGATGACGCAAGTTATAAAGACTCATCTGGTGTTGCTACATTTACAACTACTGAAAGCGCTCAGTATGATGGTATGTTAAGAATGGCAATGGGATCAATATCAAAAGGTAAAAGAATTTTAGAATTATTAAAAAGACAAACTAATTTATTATCTGTCGGTGCAAGATTAAAAATATATTTTAACACAATGATTAGACAAGGTCAATCAATTAGTAATGTTAAAAGATTACAATCAGAATTTAGAAAATATTATGCTTCAGTTTTAGATGATGAAATATCTAAAAGAAAAACAGATACAGCTAAAAGAAAATATAAAGCAATAAGAGATGAAGGTTTAAAATTTATTGATAGTTACGATAATGAAATTTACTTTGCAATTGCAAGTTATGTTACCTTACAAAGAGCTAAAACTTTTCTTGTAAGTAAAATGAATCAAATAAAATCTATCGGTACATTTTTACAAAAAGGCAATGGGTTTGTAGTAACAAATCCTGAAGGTTATGTTGCTGTGGATAGAATGGGCAACGCAGTTAAACTAGTAGATAGATTAGAGTTTAGTACCGCAAACTTTACACTATCAAAAAATTGGGTAAAAGGATAATGACATATACAATAGAAGAAATTATAGAGGCAATGAAAAAAATATGTCCAGAGGCATGGAAAGATAAAAAGAAATGAAAAAATTTACAGCAAAAGAAGAAGTAAATGAGTGGGGAATTTTCCCATCACAAATAACAGAAGCAGAACATCAAGGTAAGAAAGTTACTTTGAACAAACCTGTTAGAGGTGGTTCTAAAAAGTTTTATGTTTATACAAAAGGTCCTAATGGCAATATAGTAAAAGTATCATTTGGTGATCCTAATATGGAAATCAAAAGAGATAATCCTGAAAGAAGAAAAAGCTTCAGAGCAAGACATAATTGTGATAACCCAGGACCTAAATGGAAAGCAAGATATTGGAGTTGTAAGAATTGGTAAAGTTATGAAAGGGTTTAGAGATTTTATATTTGAACAATTAGGTCGTATGAGAATTATCATATTAGGTGGACCTGGTTCAGGTAAATCTACTTATGCAGAATACTTAATTAAACATTTTGATATAACACATATTTACCCAGGTGGTATGTTAAGAAAAGAAGTAGAAAAAGGTAGTGATATAGGAAAACAAGTTAAGTCAATTATTGATAAAGGTCAGTTTGTTCCTAATGAGATTGTTTTAGAATTAATTAAAAAGAAAGTTGAACAATCTCCTAAAGGTTATGTGTTAGATGGATGGCCAAGATATATGCAACAAGTTGAAGATATGCAAAAAGCAGAAATAGGTTATGATTGTGCAGTATTTTTAAATGTAAGTAAAGAAGAAATTATGAGAAGATTGTTAGCACGTGGTCGTGCTGATGATACGGAAGAAATTATTAATGACAGGATTGCTTTATATAAAAAAGAAACAGGACCTGTGATAGAATATTTAAGAGGTAAACCAGGGTTTATAGAAATTAAAGCAGAAGGAGAACCTGAAGCTGTCGCAAAAGAAATAATAAAGAGTATAGAGGACAAAAAGTATTAAAGATGAAAGTAAATAGTTTTATAGTGCAGTTAAACGAAGGTCTTTATGACCCAGGTATATTCAAAGCCTTCTTTCTTGCAGGTGGTCCTGGTTCAGGTAAAACTTTTGTAACTCACTCAGCATTTGCAGGTACTGGATTAAAAATAGTTAATTCAGATACTCATTTTGAAAGAAATTTAAAGAAAGCAAATTTGTCATTACAAATGCCAGATAGTGAAGAATATTTTAGAGATTTAATTAGAAAACACTCAAAGAAAATAGCCATAACACAACTAGACACGTATGTTAGAGGAAGATTAGGTTTAGTTATTGATAGTACAGGAAGAGATTATGACTCTATTGCTAGACAAGTTGCTATGTTAAAACAATTGGGCTATGATTGTTATATGGTATTTGTGAATACAAGTTTAGATGTTGCATTGACAAGAAATGCTAGACGTGAAAGAACTATACCAGAATATATTACAAAGAAAAGTTGGGAAGGTGTACAAAGTAATATGGGTAGATTTCAAAAACTATTTGGCCTTGGCAATTTTCTTGTGGTAGATAATAATAAATCAGATTTAGAATTAACAACGCTTACAATGAATAGAGTAAGCAAGATAGTAAATAAATATATTAGACAACCTATCTCTAGTTATATAGCAAAGAGATGGATGGCAGGAGAGAGAAAGGCAAAAAGAAGATAGATGAGATTTAAAGACTTTATAAAAGAATCTATTATAGACATACCTAGAAAAACGTATGCTAAACCTGTATTTGATAAAGCAGATACAGATAAACCTACACTAAAGCCTGCAGTTAAAAAACAAATATTAGACGGAATTAAAACATTTGAAAAATTTGGAAAAGTAGTTAAGTATACCTTAATTGGTTCAATACTAACTAAACAATATAGAGATGACGCCGACCTAGATATCAATATACTATTTGACATTCCTGGTTCAAAAGCAGAACAGGAAAAAGTCCATGATAGTATAAGAGAATATCAAGGAGAGATAAATGGTAAAACAATACCAGGCACAAAACATCCTATCAACTATTTTTCCATCATAGATCCTGCAACATTTAGTAAGGCTCGGGACATGGCTGATGGTACTTTTGATATTGACACTAACAAGTGGATCAGAAGACCAGAACCTGGTAAATTTGAGCCAGAAAAATACGTTGCGGATTTTCAGAAGCACGTTTCTGAAATAGATGTTGTTAAAGGTGAACTCGTAAGGGATATGATTGATTATGAGGAACTAAAAGGGTTGACAAGCTCCGATATTGATAACTTGTCAAAATTAGTTTCAGATAAGTTAGATGAGATTAAAGATTCTATTAACACATTAATTGATATTGGCGCCAAAACAATTGCAAACCGAAAGGATGCTTTTGAGAAAGATATGTCGCCAGACGATATTAGAAAGTTTGGTGTGAAAAACCGACTTCCGAAAAATGTGATTTATAAGATGTTAGAAAAGTATCATTATCTCAAATTTTTCAAAAAGTTGAACGAGATTATGGAAGATGGCAAGATTACACCAGATGAACTGAAATCACTATCAAAAATAAAAGAAGCGGCTGGGGGTAAGTCAATAGCATTTACCTTCGGTCGCTTCAACCCACCAACAATTGGACACGAAAAACTTATTAATAAAGTTGCAAGTATCAGAGCACATAATTATGTAGTTTATTTAAGTAGATCGGAAGACACAAGTAAAAATCCATTATCTGCTAGAGTTAAATTACAAACAATGAAGCAAATGTTTCCTAGACACGCTAGAAGTTTTGTAGTTAATCCATCTAATATGATTTTAGATATTGCTACTGATTTATATAAAAGAGGATTCAATGATATTACAATGGTTGTTGGTAGCGATAGAGTAAGAGAATTTGATACTATCTTAAAGAAATATAACGGCGTAAAAAGCCGACACGGAAAATATGACTTTGATAGTATAAAAGTAGTTTCAGCAGGAGATAGAGATCCAGACGCTGAAGGTGCTTCAGGTATGAGTGCTAGTAAAATGAGAGCGGCTGCAAAATCAAAAGACTTTGCAACGTTTAAAAAAGGATTACCATCCAACTTTGCTAGAACTAGAAATGCACAAGACCTTTTCAGAAATGTAAGAAAAGGAATGATGTTGGCTGCTTCGTTTGAACCAGAATCAACAGACGCATTAAGATTTAAACCATTTATAACTGCCTCTACAAAAGGTGAGTTAGAAAGAATGACATTAAGGGACAAGTATATTTCAGAGCATTTATTTGATGTAGGAGATATAGTTGACGATACAGATAATAATATTACTGGTGTCATTATAAGACGAGGAACAAACTATGTAACTTTAGAAGATGTTGATATGAAGTTACACAAAGCTTGGTTGTATAATATAATGGAAACTCCTGTCTATCCTGTTAAGTTAGAGGAAAGAGCAAGAAAATTGAAAGAAGAAATAGACCAACCTAAAGACAAAGGATTAAAAGATTCAAATGAACTTGCAGGTTTTAAAGTAAAAACTAAAGCAAGTAAAAATACTAAACGATTTAAAGAAATTTATGGCGAATTAAAAACAAAGAGAGATAAGAATGAAAAAGAACCTCAACATAGAGGTAACGAATTTGTACCTGATAATATGCCTGGTCTGTCTTTTACAGATCAAGTACCAGAGTCATATGAGATTGGGCACGATTATGCAAAATATACGTCTTCAATAACGCCAGGTGAAAAACATTACAATCCCAAGTTCCAAGGTGGTCCTTATAAACCAAGTAAACATAGTGATAATCTAATCAACGTTAACGCAAGTAAGGATAACGAAATGAAAAGTAAAGTTGAACTAAAAGATATAGAAGAATGGGCAAGTAGCAAAGAAACAATAGATAAATATAAGGAACGTTATGGGGAAGAATGGAAATCAAAAATAGAAGAAATCTATAATAAAATGTTTAATAAAGTAATAGATACAAGCGAAAATATGCTAGAAGGCAGAATGAAAGACATCGCTATTGATCTTAAATCAAAAGAAGAAGGCGGGTTAGATCCAGAAACATTTAAACGTAAGTACGGTAAATCTAAAGCAGATATGCAAAGAGATTTAGGTACACCACCAGGTGTTCCGAAATCATTTAAAGAGTTTTGGGCACAATCGGAGAAGAAAAATGAGCAAGTATAAAACAACTTGGACAGAATTAAGACAACATATGAACGAAATGCAATTAGCTTATGTTGTAAGATATTTGGATCCTAAAAACGGTAAGAGATTTGCTGTACCATTTAAAACACAACCTGACGCAAATAAAAAACGTGACCAGTTAAAAAGAGATGGCGCTCAACAATTATCAATTACAAAAGATTATCTAAAAGGTAAGTTTAAAGAAGAGGTATCTAAAGATGGTGCATACGCAATCGGTATGGCAAAAGCTAAAGATATGTACAATGATGAAAAACCTGTAGATAAAAAAACAATTACAAAAGCACACGATATTGCTAAAGCAATATTAAGAAAAGAAGAAGTTATTAGTGAAGAATTATTAATAGAATGGGACAAAGAAGAACAACTACAAGAATTTTCAAGGTCTCAATTGGACGCTTTGGCAAGACAATATGCTGATATGAAAGGCAAAACTATATCTATTGATAATGCAAATAAATTAAGAAAAATATTTGATAGAATACCTGACGCATTCTTAAATGATTTAAGAAAAAGACATATACCTTTCTTATCAGGTCTAGCATTATCACGTATGATAAAAAAAGGTATACCTGTTAGAGAAGATAAAGAACTTAAAGAAGGACGTCCTTCAAATCCTTTATCAACAACTGGTGCAACAAGACAACCAACATCAAAATCTGATAAATTGTATTTAACTAATCCAAAAGAGCATAGAAGAAGACAAGAGTTAGAGTTTACTTATAAACGAATTTTAGCCACAATGGGAGCTAGAGCAAATAGTAGAGAAGGTAAAATAGCAGCAATGGATTTAGCAAGAGTTAGGTCTGCCAAGACTAGAGAAGATTTAGCTAAAAATATGAAACACAAAGGCACACTTAAAATTGCTGAAGATATAAACGAAAGATATTCAGTTAAATTTTCATACTCAAAAGGTGGTAAAATTGCTAATGCTTATTATGACGATAAAGAAGAGGCTGACAAGTTTGTTAAGTCTGTTATTGCAAAAGGCGGTAAGGCAATTATGACAATGGAAAATGCAGGTGATTATCTAAAGAGTAAGTTGAACCCAACGCAGATACAAAACATTAAGAAAACTTGGCAGAATAAAAAGGCAAGTGATGTTACACCTGCAGTTAAAGCCCATATTAAGAACATGGATATACCTACTCAATTAGCAATCAAACAGGCAAACATACCTCATATATCAAAATTAGTAGAAGAAACTATTGTAGAGTTTACAACACAACAAATAAAACAGGCATATGGAATTGCAAATGATCCTAGATATAAGGGTGGTAATTATGATGGTGCTGTTAAGGCAATTGAAAAAATTGCAAAAGGTTTATCAAAACATCCTGATGTTGCAAAAGTATTAAAACGAACTAATGAAGACGCTTCTAATATGGCACAAGCGAAAGCGACAGGAACACAAAAGAGAATAGCAGATTTGACAACAAGTATAAGAGATAAAGAAACTAGGGCAAGAGATATAAACCCTAGTGATAAAACTAAAATGGCAATTCATAAAGCAGATATGAATCATATGAGATTGAAACTTGCTGATTTGAAAGATAAGTTAAGAATGGATAGACAAAAAAGAGCTATGGCGGCTCAAAACGAACCTGAAACAGATACTTCAGGTAAACCCAACAATAAAAAGGAAATTACAGAAAATGAATAAGAAATATTTTGAAACAAAGTCTGGCAGCTTAGAAGAAATTTCTACAAAAATTGCTACTGAGCAGCCATCAATAACAAAACAAGAACCAAACGTTAAATTGGAAAGAAAAACATACTTTGAGAATAAACCAGGATCACTAGAGGACGTTGCTGCCAAAGTCGTTAGTGAGAGTAAGTTAGATCCAGTTAATAAAGACGCTGTTAAGAAAAAGTTTGACGACAGAAAAGACAAAGACATTGACAACGATGGCGATACAGACTCAACAGACAAGTATCTTCACAAGAAAAGAAAAGCAATCTCTAAAGCAACAAGTGAAGATAAAGACCCTTGTTGGAAAGATTATGAAATGATAGGTATGAAAAAGAAAGATGGTAAAGAAGTACCAAATTGTGTACCTAAAAAAGAAGACACTAAAAAGAGTTTTGAAAAATTAAGAACTGAAACAAAATTAGTTAGACTAGGTGAAAAAGGAAAAACAGCAACAGGACAAAAGGCTGCAGTAATTGATTTAGAGCCTCGTGCTAATCCAGTTTAAGGAGTACTCACCATGAAGAACGCTATTTTATATTGCGACATGGATGGTGTTCTTGCAGACTTTAAAACAGCTGCAGTAAAAACAACAGGTATGTCCATCAACAAGTGGATGAATATACCATCTTCAAAAGAAAAATGGGCACCTATTAAGGCCAATAAGAACTTTTGGCCAACTCTACCTTGGATGTCTGGTGGACAAAGACTTTGGTCATACATATCAAAACACGATCCACATATTTTATCTGCATATGTAGAAGAATCATTTGACCCAAATTGTATACCTGGTAAGACTCAATGGTTAAGAAGAAATACAGGTTTAACTAATCGTTCAAAAATCAATTTAGTAAGAAGAAAAGAAAAGAAACTCTTTGCTAGAAGAGGCAATCCTGCAATTTTAATAGATGATTATGAGAAAAATGTAAGAGAATTTACTCAAGCAGGAGGTATAGGAATACATCATACATCAACGCCTAGTACTATATCACAACTTAAAAGACTAGGCTTCTAATCTTATAAATAGTACTAGTTATATAACAATAATTAATTAATTATTTAAAACAATAGGGAGAAACAAATATGAGCTCATGGGGAAAATCACACGGTGCTGCTGATAACAAGCCAAAATTTGCACCTGTTGATGAAAACGCACCTGACAATAGAGGCGATATTTACGCAACCAATTCTGGTTGGGTAAGAAAAGCTGGAACTATTGGTTCAGGTAATGACAACGTAAATGCTCAACCAGAAGTTTTGGTTGCAATTAGAGGTCTTGCAGGAACATCAGCAACAACAGGATTGAGAACACCAACTATTACAAGAACAAGATTCGTAGTAGGAACTACAGCAAATACTGACTTTACAGCAAATGACGCCAACTTCCAATGTGAAGTAGAAATCACATTTGACGAGGCAGTTACGGTAACAGGTTCGCCACAATTGACGGTCACTAATAATGACGCTTCAGGTGGTGGATATGGTAACTTAACACTTGCTTACATATCAGGTGAGTCTACTGCTAACCAGTTAAGATTTAGAAAAACATCTGCTGGTATTGGTAACACAGACGTACTAACGGTATCAACGTTAGCACTTAATGGTGGTACTATTAACGATACAGCAGCAGCGGCAGCAGGTAATACGGTTGCAGCTACACTAACTTATGCTAGTGGTGTTGCAGTAAGTAAAACGGTATCAAGTTAATAACGAATACTATATAAGGGCGCTCAAAGTGCCCTTATATATACTATATGAACAAATTGATCTAGGCAAATACCTAGAGTAGCATTCCCGAAAGGGTTAATAGGAGAAAAAAATGGCAGACAAAAAGATAACGGCATTGACCGATTTAGGTGACTCGTTAGCATCAGCTGACTTGTTTCACGTAGTGGATGACCCAAGTGGTACTCCAATCAATAAAAAAATATCAGCAGAAAATGTGTTTAACAATATACCATCTTGGTTAGGTATGGCACAAACATCTCAAGCTTTAACAGCTGCAGGTGGTTCGCTAGCAGCAGATGTTACATCAGCAATTACAGAAATTGATGGAACATCTAACACATCTACGATATCATTAGCAGATGGTTCTGATGGACAAATTAAAACATTTATTAACACAGCAACTTCAGGTACAAGCGCACAAACTATAACACCTACTAATTTTAGAGGTTATACAAGTGTAATTTTAAATGCTCAAGGAGAATCTGTAACATTATTATTTAAAAATTCACGTTGGAATATTATTGCTGGTAACGGCTATACAACAGCGTAATTATATTATAAAAGGAGAATATTATGAGTGTGACTACAAAAGAATTACATTATGAAAAAAACAATCTGTTAAAAGATTTTAATGAACTGAAAGCTAGAATCGAAACGGTTGAAAAAGAAACAACCGTGATGAGAAATAATTTAAATGCGATACACGGTGCTCTTCAGCAAACTGAAAGATTGATTAAGATGGCTGATAAACCTTATGACGCATTGAGAGCTAAAGAACGAATTAAAGAGCTTGAAGATATGGGTAAAGCAAATGAGGTTCGTAAGGAAGCGGAAAAAAGAAAACACGATCAAAATAATAAACAAGTTGAAAGTGATAAACAATTATTATTAGAGAAAGACAAATGAAAGAAGATATCAACGATTTTTTAGAGGATCTGGCTAGTAATACACCACACGAAGGTCAGTTTAAAGATGTTGATAAGTTAAAAGAAAGTAATATGAAAGAGGTTGAAGAAGACCTTGTGGGTGGTAAGTCTTTAAAAAAATTTAAAGACGAAATTAAAAAGGGGGAAAAAGATGTCTGATGAAGTAATTAGATATGGCGCAGGTGGCGTTCCTTATGTAAAGAAAAGTCCTGCACCAAAAAAAGAAGAAGTAAAACCTGAGCCTAAAGTAGAAGAAAAGGCAGAGGAAAAAGAGGAGACAAATGAAAACGTTTAAACAACATATAAAAGAAGGCAGTACTATGGGTGTTGGCACAGCTACATCTAACGCTGTTGAAGATGGGAACATTGGTGCTCATAACATCCATGACCCAAAGATTTTGAATAAAGTAAATGCTTTTGTTGGCTCTATTGCTAATGGAGAATACATCAAACCTGAGGCTGCTCTTAATCAGTTAAGTGCAAAATTAAGTACAATTGGTGTAACGGTAAAAGATAAAATTGAAATTACAGATAAACAAGGAAACTTTGAAAGTGCTTTAGTTTTTAATGGCGGTCGTTTCGGTAAAGATACTGACGGTAGTGATATAAATGATGATGGTATATCTCATAAAGGTAATAGTTTAAAACTAAAAGGTAAATACGAAACATTAGAGAACGGCGCTGTTAAAGTTTATGCAGAGCTTGGCTAATGTTTGATAAGATAACAAAGAAGAATTGGTTATTTTACGCTATAAAAAACTACAATGTTCCTAATTTAGATAGTGAACAGGAGTTTTATGAAGATGTGAAAAGATTTAAATATCTTAAACGTCTATTTCGTAAATACAAAACCACAGGTGAACTGAAAACTAGATTAGTATTAAATCATATTATAGTATTGAGTAATGTTTTTGGTAATGAGGCAGCTGCGACTTTATTATTATTTAAAGTTGAAAGAGAGTATTGGTCAGTATTAAAAACTTTCTTACACTATTTAAATATAATAACAGCTGATGAAATACCTAATGTTAGAATGAATAAAACTTTGTTGTCAAGTCTGGAGAAATTATAATGGGAAGAGCCATAGATTTATTAATTACCTATAGGATTGTTAAGCTGTTAGTTACGCCTTGGAAGGAACAAGCTGCTTATAAGTATGGGATTATTGATGATAATGGAAAAGTATTGAGAAAAACAAAAACTTTAGTAACTGCTAAAGAAAAAGATTCTTATACTATTTTACATAGATTTGTTTTTAACTTGAAAAGATTATTAGGTATGTTACCAGGAGGCAAAACAAAGTTTGCTTCTTATGCAACTGCTTTAGCTTTATTGTTAAAAGAAAATAAAGACATAAACGCTATTGAAGTAGAAAGAGCATTATACAAACACCTAGTAGAAAACAAATTAATTGCTCATAATGATGATATGAAAGAGTCTGTAGGGTTTGATTATCTACCTGAAGGACGTTATATTATGATAGATAATTTAGAAGATTTAGAAGGTATACCAACTGCTGAAGTAGGCGATATAGTTTATACTATTGAAAGTCAAAAACCATTTGATAACTATTTTGGTGTTAACCTTTACAATGTTATTAATGAAGATACTAAAAAACAAATTATAGTATCAGAGGATAACATAGAGAGGATAAAATTTTAAATGAAAACTTTTAAAGAATATAGAATGGAAACTGAAGCAAGTAATACAACATATAAACTTGTAGATAAAAAAACAGGTAAAGTTGTTTTTACAGGCAAGTATAATCAAGTTGTTAAAAAGGACAAAGAAACAGGTTATAAACATAAAGTAGTAACCGAAGACGCTCCTGCAAATTCTGCTGGTGGTGGTAACATTGCTGGTATTGGAGTTGGTCCAGATGGCGAACCTGGTGTACACGTAAAGAAAAAGAAAAAAGAAAACCCTTTAACAAAATTAATCAGTAGGTTTAGAGTAAAAGAAGACTACAATAAATTAGAAGTTGAAAATCTTATTAATAAGATAGATGGTAACGAAGATATTACCGATAATCAAATAAAACCTATTGTCAGCAATCTAAAAAGAAAAAAAGAATGTGGTACTTATAATGAAAACGTAGGTATTAAAACGTTTAGATATGTTGTTGATAATCAAATAAACACAATAGTTTCTGAAGAAATTAGAAATAGAGTTGCTGGGGCATTATTAAAGAAATATCTATGAGAACTTATAAAGAATTAAGAGAATATATGAGAGGATATGGTACCGTACCTGTTGATACATTTAAGCCTATGGCTTCTATGGGTGGTAGTCAACATTTTCCAAACAGCAGATACTCAACAACATTGCCTCAACTAACAGCAACATATCAAGGCGCTGGTGTTGGTACTATGAAACCTATGTTGAGTGCAAAGAAACAATTAAATGCTATATCTAATAAACTTAAATTAAAAGTTTTAGATAGAAAAATACAAAAAGCAAAAGATAAATTTTACAAAGGATTAAAACCAAAAGGATTATTTACAGAAAAGGATTAAAATGATAGAAACATTACTAACATTAGCAATGAAATTTTGGATGTGGTCATTACTGATATTATTTGTTATTATTGGGTTTATGATTAACTTACTAGATAAAAGAAAAAGTACGAACTTAAAATTTTCTTATGATAAGTTACCACACTTACAACCAATCGCTATCCCTACAAAGGGTAAAGGTTTTTGGAAAGGTATAGTTATGTGGTTACTAGCAACAAGAAATTGGAAACTTTTAACAGATTTTAGATATAAAATGAACGGCACAGAATATGTTATACCTGAAGGTTTTACATTTGACGGTGCAAGTATACCAAAATTTTTAAGATCGTTCTTTTCACCAGTTGGTGTATTACTAATTGGTGGTCTTGTACACGATTATATGTACAAGTATGCTGCTTGCAAACCAGCAGCGGCAAAAAAAGGTTCACTTCTAATTGTTGACCAAAAGAAAGCAGATCAAATCTTTAGAGATATCAACATAGAGGTAAACGGTTTCTATTTTATGAACTATCTAGCATACTGGTCATTAAGAGTAGGTGGTTGGGTTGCTTGGAATGGTCATAGAAAAAGAAACGCAAAAATCAAATAAGGAGATAAAAAATATGTTAAATTGGATTACAGATAGAGCAAAAGAAGTATCATCATTACATGGTGGTGCTTTAATAGCAATAGGTTGCATAATTTTATTTGCAGGCAATCTCGCTACAATAGCTGCTTGGGCTTCAATCGCTTGGGGCTTGTGGGCAATTTGGAAAAAAGGCTAAAATGTTTGGCCTTAGATTATTTTTTATAGGAATAGTTGCTACCGCCATCGCTGGCGGTGGCTTCTATGTTGTGAAGTTGCAGAAAGATAATGCTATATTAAAAGCAAACGCAATCAAATTAGAGTCAGCAGTCGCTGAACAACAAGAACTTATCACACAACAGAAAAACGATTTTAAAGAAATACTTGCTGCTAATCAAAAGATGAATGAGTTAGTAGGTGTTCTTAAAAAAGACCTAGAAGATTTAGACAAAAGATT